AAAGAAACCGCCCGTACTGATGAGCAGAGCGGCTCTTCACTTTCCTAGAAATTCGTGCTGGTGGCTCTAGTTTGGCTACCGGAAGCCACCAGCTAAACGGAGTATAAACTGTTGTGTTAAGATTGCAAAATAATTCTACATAAATTCTGCACTCTTGATGTTGTCAATAGCAAGCGTTAATAAATCTTCCGCCTTAATATCAATAACATGGTAAGACGAAAAAATTCCATCACCAAAGTTAAATACTATCTCAGACTTTCCGTCTTTTTTTTGGCAGGAGCTAATCATAGTTAATAGATCAATGTTAATTGAATCAAATGTTTCTACCAACTGATTGTTCTGGCACACTTTTGCGTGTTTCAATATATCTTTAACTGCCATGATTTTCATTTGTCTTTCCTCCTGTTTATTTAAGACAAACTAACTATACCAACCAACATTTTGCTATACTGTGCTCAAGTTCACATTTTTGGTGATTGATATGGGTTGGTCAGATGATTTAAACAAGATAATCAAGCGCGATGAGGCTAGCGCAGAGAAGTGGTTACGTGCCGCTGTGATTCAGGCGGCTAATGTTGCTGTGATCAAATCAGCAGTAGGTGCTCCGGAAACATGGAAGAATCCTGCGCCTCCATCATATCCGGGCGGCGGCGCATTCAGAAGTCAGTGGAGATTATCTATTGGTGTTATTGATATGACAATTAAGGATACCATTGATTGGTCTGGTGTACTTCCAGAAACTGCCTCTGACATATTGAAATTCAAGCTTGGCGATACACTTTCATTTACAAACCCATCACCATACGCAATGCGTTTGGAGTACGACGGACACTCAGCGCAAATGCCAGATGGGGCAGCAAGGCCAGCGATTTTGGCACTCAAAAAAGCACTTAACAAAGAGGCTAACAAATGAGCACTGAACAAGTAGACGTTTTCAAAGCAATCCGAGATGACATAAAAGCAAAGGTCGCAATTCCTATTGAAGAGAACAGCATTCCTACCGATTCATCATCCATGCGTGTAAGGCTCAATAACCCGGATGAGCTTTATCAATTCCTGAATTCAAGCGCAAAGCAAATGACTGGCGAGATTAATGTGCAACTTAGTCACAAGCTTGGCTCTAGCCAGTTCACAATGCTGAATCTCGCAAAGGCATTTAAGCAGAATTTCAACCGACTAACCACTTGGACTGCTGGCGGGTTTCGCGTTAACGTCGATTACATTCGCACAAGCTCGATCTATCAGACCGATGCCAACGAAAATATCAATATTATCATTGGATTTATCTGTTATTGTGAGTAGCGTCACAAACATGATAAACTCTAACCTGTCATAACTTAACCTATAGGAGAAATGACGATGGCAATTGCAACTGCGTCTGACGTAGTATCACCCATTGGAACCTATGCAGAAGTAATTGCGGGCGCTCCTGCAACTTACGACTCTGCTGGTTTTGGTTCGCGTTTCGACGGAACCGAAAAAGAGATCGGTCTTCTTGAGGATTTCACTCTTCCTGAATCGACCACAGCCGAAGAAACCTTTAATGATATGAAAGCTGGCGAAATCATCAAGGTTCTAACTTTCACCGATGCTGGCACAGCAACTCTTGTTACTGCGCACGCGCCGTTTGAAGATGGTCAGGCTATTTTGGTCGATTATCACAACGGCGCAAATAAGACACTACCAGTGTCAATCAAGCTTAACCACAGTGATGGCAGTATCACTTATTACTCTGGCAAAGTGTCTGGCTATGCACCAGTGAAAAACCCGCTGAACCGCGCTACATATACCATTAGTGTTGACAAACGCATGGTTGAAGTGGCTGCGCCATAATTCAATGCGTCCTGCGCCTCTCATTTTGCGGGGCGCATTTTTAATTTGATTAAGAGAGGAATCAAATGTCATTCAATATTTCACAATTCAAAAATCGCGATCAATCAGATGTATGGCTTAATCTTGTCGGCAAAGACGGCAAGGAAATGAGCTGGCTTAAACTGCCAAAAGAAAAGAAAGATGAACTTGCAGAAGAAATCGAGCGGTTCAACGCTGGCACATACGACGGCGATAAGCTTGATGAGTTTAAGCGCCCAATCCGAATTAAAATGAAATCTCCGCACGGCGAAGCATTCCGCAAGGCGAAGATGCACCGCAAGGTTAAAGACCAGGTGCTGTTGCAAGGTGTCGTTGCTCAAGTGCAAAAAGACATCAAAGAAAGCGGCGAAGTTGACCTTGAGAAAATTCTAGACGAAAGCACGGCTAAAGTATGCGATAGCGTTGTCAGTGGCGCAAAGATGATTGCAGAGCTGACAGTCGACTGGGAAGGTTTCACGGATGACGGGAAAGATGCAGAGTTCAATCCAGAGATTTTAGTCGCTATCCTATCAGACCCTGACAACCTTGTGACATACACGTCAATCATTAAAGCGATTGATGAGAAGGTCGGTTTTTTTACAGCGTAGCTGAACAGCTACTACTTTATGCCTCACATCTCGGCTGGCTAAACTCGTCGATAAAGTATCCAGTCGGCAAAAAGGAAGAGTCCAGCAGCAAAATCGCATACTACGGCAGTGAATCATTACTGGCTAAAACACCAGATATTGGCGAACTGTCGTACATAGCTGAAATGTGGGATGATCTTGGCAAGTATCGCGGAAACGGATTTGGCATTGAGGCAACGAGCTGGACTGACGTTAAAAGCTATATCGAAGTCAATGGCATTGCAAATTGGGAGGCTCAGTTAATCCATGCGATGAGTAAGGCGTTTGTTGATGCGCGCGGTCAGTTCACTGATGTTGTTTGCGAGCCTCCGTATCGATATGGAGACTTCGAATTCAATAGACTTAGTGCCGATGCTGCTGAAAGGCGAGCCAAGGGAAGAAAGAAATAATAAAGCCCCATTATGGGGCTTTTGTTTTATTCAACCGAATCAATCAGAAGATCAAGCAACTTATCGAATCGTTTGCAACCAACTTTCCATCCTATCAATGCAATTGCATACAAAAAGACAGATAGCATAAACGCAAGTCCAAATGCATAGATCGGCAATTGCAATGGCGCGCACAAGTATTTCCGCACTTCATTCTCATTCATTGTTTAATCAGCAATTATCATAACGCCACCATTCAGGTTATACTGTGACAAAAGTCACAAAGTGAGAAAAGCACATGACAGATATAGTAAGCATCGGATTCAAAGTCGATACGAGCCAAATCAAGCAAGGCTCAGATCGCATGGCGAAAATGGGCGACACAGCCGAGAGAGCTGAAAAGAAAACCAAAAAAATGACGGATACGACTAGCAAGGGATTTGCACTTGCTAAGCGTAATATCGCTGCCGCTGCCGCTGCATTGGCGGCTTACGTCACCGCTGGTAAGTTGCTTGATGTTGCCCGTGAGTTCGACATTTTGAATGCATCACTTGTCACGGCCACCAAGAGCACAGAAAACGCGGCTGTCGCATTTAAGGCTATTGAGCGGTTTGCAGCGACAACGCCATATAATCTTTCTCAGTCCGTTGATGGTTTTGTGAAGCTGGTAAACCTTGGTCTTACACCGTCAGAAAAGGCATTGAAATCATACGGGAATACAGCCGCCGCTCTTGGTAAAGATCTAAGCCAGATGATTGAAGCTGTTGCAGATGCTACTGTTGGTGAGTTTGAGCGCCTAAAAGAGTTTGGCATCAAGGCAAAATCAGAGGGCGACAAGGTTTCTTTCACTTTCCAAGGCGTAACAAAAACCATTGGGAAGAATGCGGCAGAGATCGAGCAGTACCTAATGGCAATCGGTGAAAACGAATTCGCCGGAGCAATGGCTGAACGAGCAAAAACACTTGACGGAGCCATATCAAATCTTGGTGATTCATGGGATGGACTTTACAGAACAATCTCAAGCTCAGGTGTATCATCTCTAATTGCAGACGGAATCAGATCAATAACAGAAATGATTGATTCTGCGTCTGCTTACATCTCAAGCGGCGCACTTGCTGCCTATGCAAATGCTTTCTATGAGCAATGGAAATGGGCTTTTGATGGTGTCGCTGCGATCGTTAATTTCGTCGTGGATATTTTTGACGCAAGCGCAGGTAAGATCGCTGAGGTCTATGAATTTGCATTCGGAAAACTTCCGGCATACGCAAAGAACGCAGTGCAAAGAATAATCATTGAAATATCTGCAATTGTGGATTATGCAAAAATCTACGGCGAAGCGTTTGTGACAATGATTAGCCTCAAGTTTTCAGAGGCTGCTGATAGAGCAAAGGTTTATGGCAAAGACATTGCCAACGCGTTAAACCCATTTAGTGACGATTACAACGCTGACGCTGAACTTGCTAAGCTTGATTCTCAGTATGCAACATTCTACAAAAACATCATGGGATATGCTCAAGAGCGAGCTACATCACTCAAAAAGGAGAAAGAAGGTTCTATTGCATTAATAAATGCGGAGCGAGATGAATCATTAAGCTCTTTCGATGCTCAGATTGAAAAAGCAAATGAACTCTATGAGGCATTCAAGAAAGCTAACGATCAACCATCTTCTGGCGATGCATTGGAGCAGTTTAAACTACCAGATCAAAAGGAGATAAAGTCAACTGTTGATTCTGTTAAGAGCATAGCGGATGAGATCGATTCTCTTGATATAAACCCATTCCAATCAATGACAGAAGGCGCGCAAGACGCACTGCAAGCAATGTCGGGAATGTTTGAGTCTGGCTCAAAGGATGCCAAGAAACTTGCTATCGCAATGCAGGCGCTGAACCTTGTGCAAGCGGTTGGTGCGGTATTAAATCAGGGCTCAGGCGACACATACACCGCATTTGGTCGCATGGCTGCAATGGCGGCCATGGTGGCGTCTCTTGGTATATCTATTGGCAATCTATCTGGTGGTTTTGCGGATGAATCAGCAGCGCGACAAGAAAGCCAAAACCTGAACTCATGGGGCGAACACGCAACATCAATTGCTGATGCAACAGAGCAAACAGCGAATGCAACTAAGAAATTGGTTGGCATCAACACCGATATGCTTGAGGCGCTGCAAAATCTAACGATTGCGCTCGCTTCTGCATCTAGCATCATTGCTAAAAACATTAACATACCAACAGTTAGAACATCTGGGTTATATAAATCTAATTTTTTAGATAACTTTGGATGGAAAAATTTCGGTGATATTTTTGGCGATAACTTTATATCTAAAGCTTTTGATTTTTTGTCTTTCGATTGGTTGTTTAAATCTATTGGCTCTTGGCTAGGTGGTTCATCAAAAGTTACCGATGAAGGCATCCGAATCCTCGGCGGATCGCTGTCAGATCTCATGGATGACGTGACCATTCAGGCCTTCCAATCAATTAAGTACAAAAAGTGGCGCTTTGGCAAAACGAAAAGCAAGACTGAATTTGCAGATCTTGGAGATGAAGTGTCAAATCAGTTTGCACTTGTCTTTGAGTCGATTGCAGATTCAGTTGCTACAGGCGCTGAAATTCTTGGATTCAGCGCGGACGATATTGGCGCGGCGCTAGATGCGTTTGTGGTAAAAACAACAAGCCTATCACTAAAAGGTCTAAGCGCATCAAAACAAGCTGAGGTTATTGAAAACTACTTTAGCTCTGTGTTTAATGATGTAGCGGTTGCTGTGGTTCCGTTCTTGCGTGATTTCCAACAGGTTGGCGAAGAGCTTGGCACAACGCTGTCACGCCTTGCTACAGAAGCGTCAGTTGCCGAGTACCTTGTTAACAATTTAGGCGTTACGTTTGCTGATAAATTCACAGACCAAGAGGCGTTTATTACTGCTGCGGATAACTTGGCAACATTAGCTGGCGGTGTTGAAACATTAGCAGATCAGGTTGCGTCATTTACAGATGCGTTTGCGACTGATACGCAGAAATTACAAATCTATCAAGAGGCAATGGAAAGTGCGCTTGAAGATGTTGGTTTGTCTTTGCCAAGCAGTGCGGCAGGGTTTTATGAGCTAATGTCCTCTCTTGATGCAACGACTGAGGCTGGGCAACAACAGATTGCGACGCTTCTAGGGCTAACTGATACCGCAAGCGCATATTACGATTTACTCGATGATACAGCCGGAAAATTCAGAGATGCAGCAGAAGCGCTTTACGATATAAGTTACGCAGCGGCCCAAGTTTCGCTTGATTCAGCACTAGCAGCGGCAAGGCTTGGTGATTTTAGCTTAGCTGAGGCACTGGATTTAAATTCAATAGCTCCATCAACTAGTGATTTCTCAAGCGCTTTAGAGTTTAATCTTGCGCGTGCTGAGACGGCTGCAAAACTCAACGAGTTGGC